CAGGATATACAAAAGTTCCAGTAAATCATGTGGTATCAAGTGGTACATTTTCAAATACAGATGGTGTTGGAGTACATTTTAGTTATTCTGGTGCAGATGGTTCTGGTGATGTATCAACAGATGGTACACAAACACTTACTAACAAAACTTTAACATCACCAAAAATAGGCACATCTATTTTAGATACAAATGGAAACGAATTATTTAAACTAACTGCTACAAGTTCTGCGGTTAATGAAATTACTTATAATAATGCAGCTACTGGAAACAAACCAACTTTTACTGCATCTGGTGGAGATACTAATATAGGTGTATCAATACAACCAAAAGGAAGCGGACAAGTAACAATAGATAATTTAACTTTTCCAGCAGCAGATGGTTCAGCAGATCAATTTTTAAAAACAGATGGTTCTGGTAATTTAAGTTTTTCAGCAGTTAGTGGAGGAACAGATTGGCAATCAGCAGTTAAAACTTCAAACTTTACAGCTGCTAGTGGAGAGGGTTATTTTATAAATACAACAGGAGGTGCTTTTGAAGTTGATTTACCAGGTTCACCAAGTGTAGGAGATGAAATAGAATTTGTAGATTTTGCAAGAAAATTTGGAACTAATGCTTTAACATTAGATCAAGGATCAAATAAATTTCAGGGAAATACATCACCAAAACCATCTTATAATACAAATGGTCAATCAATTAAAATAGTTTATTCAGGTTCAACGCAAGGTTGGATTCCTGTAAGAGATGATGATGTCACTATGGAAACACCACAATCTTATACAATAGAATATTTAGTTGTTGCTGGTGGAGGTGCTGGTACTACTAATAAATCTGGTGGTGGTGGTGCTGGAGGTATGCTTACAAATTTTGGTGGTTCTGCTTTAACAATTAATGGAGGAATTACTTATACTGCTACTGTTGGTGCTGGTGGTGCAGAAGGTGCTACACCAGGAAATAATGGTTCTGCTAGTTCTTTTTCTGGTTCAGATATAACTGATATAGATACTGTCGGTGGAGGTGGAGGTGGTTCAGACAGTGGTGGAAATAAACTTGGTCGAGATGGTGGATCTGGTGGTGGTGGAGGATTTCCAGGTACTACTGGTGGAAGTGGAACTTCAGGACAAGGAAATAATGGTGGTAGTGGTTTTCC